GACCTTGCAGGGATTGTGGAAACAGCAACCGGCGGAGTTGGTGGTGCAGCTAATGTGACACCTGGTTATGGCGGGCCTAACCCTGCGCTGGCAACCGCAAATGGACAGATTGCCGGTTATAGCGCTTCAGGGACAAAGGGTCAGAAAGACCAGATGGATGACATCAAGTCAGAAAGAATTTTTGGAGAGTAAATGCCAGTCAACGCAGGCGATACGACAGAAGAAACAGGGGCTGGAACCCTAGCATTCGAGATAGCATCAGCTTTCCTCAACAGCGTCCCGGAAGATCAGCAACCTGATGTGAAAGCTTCAATTGACGTTTTGGCCCAATCGATTGCAGATGCCATAGCAAAAGCTGTTAACGATGCAGATGCAGACGACGTGCTAACAGGTTGATCGGAGCACTCCACGATCTGTATAGTTATGGATGAGGTGAAATGTGCCTTCTGGTAATCGAAAAGTTTACAGCTTCAAGTCTGTCGGTCAGACAAGTCAAGAAGCAACAGAACAAAGAGAGACTGTTGTAAGAAGGCCCCCGATCGGTATCAAGACCCCTGTGCAATTCTCAACCGGAGAAGGCCTGTTCGAGATGCACACGGTCGCACTTGATAACATCAAAGACAATTTCAAGAATCTCCTTCTGACGAATCATGGTGAACGGGTCGGCCTTTACGACTTTGGCGCAAACCTAGGACCACTCCTTTTCAATCTCGGTTCAGAAGATTTTGACTCAGAGGCGATCAGGAGAATCTCGTCAGCAGTCAGAAAGTACATGCCGTTTATTGAGCCTCAGACATTCGAACCATTCACGCTTGGCGCTTCCGAACAAGACTTATCGATGACGGGTGTAAGGATTACTTATTCCATTCCGAAGCTGAATGCTCTTGACCAGAAGATCGAAGTCATCTTACATGCGGGTGGATAGTGGCACAGAAATTTAGAAATACGATTCAGAGAAACTACCTGGCCCGTGATTTTGACGGGTTCAGGGCACAGCTCATTGAGTACGCAAGGATCTTCTTTCCCGATAAGATTCAGGACTTCTCTGAGGCATCACTGGGTGGTCTTCTAGTCGACCTTGGAGCTTTTGTTGGTGATACCATGTCTTTTTACATGGATCACCAGTTCAATGAGCTAGACTACACAAGGGCGACAGAGCTCATCAATATCGAGAACCACCTTCGCAATGCTGGTGTGAAGGTTAGGGGAAAGTCACCCGCATCGACGAACGTAAACTTTACGATCACAGTCGACGGAACAACACAGTCAACCGGGTTAGTCGTTCCTGACACTTCACAACTTCCGAAAGTCTTGATTGGGACGGAGTTTACAGGAGGGGGATCAACATTCGTTACCCTTGAAGATGTTGACTTTGCAAAGACAGACTTCCTTGGCCAGCTTCTTGGAACCGTTGAAGTTGCAACAGTCAATGCAGATGGATCACCTGCAACCTTCGATATCACAAGGCAAATTCCCGTTGCTGCAGGAAGCCTGATAACAGAGAACGTCTCAATCTCAAACACATTCATTCCCTTCAGGACCGTCACCTTAGCGAATGCAGACGTTTCTTCAATCATCGGAGTTTTTGACTCGGACGGAAATGACTACTATGAGGTCGATGATCTCAGTCAAGACAATGTGTTTAAGGCTGTCTCAACAGATCGTCCACTGGATGGTTCGTTTGCATCCTCAAACCTCGAGGTGATTCCAGCGCCATATCGTTTCACAACATCGACAAGCCTAACGACAAGGTTGACATCACTTCGTTTTGGTTCGGGCGACGGTAAGTCGGTGCAGGATGATGTGCTCTCAGATCCGTCAGAGTTAGCCCTTCCCCTTGTCGGGACAACGACATTCAAGAAATTCGCAATCGATCCAAAGAACTTGCTTGAATCAAACTCACTTGGCGTTTCACCGAGAGGAACGACACTCACGATCACGTATCTTTCAGGCGGTGGCCTGAACACAAACGTCGCTGCAAACACGATCGTAACGGTTAGCTCACTGCAGACAATTTTCCCATCATCTGCAACTGCTGCGGCAGTGACAAGAATTAGGGCAAATGCAACTGTTACGAATCCCGATCCCGCGACCGGCGGTGATGATGCACTCACTGTTGAGGAGCTGAGAGCAAAGATTCCTTCCGCGATAAACTCGCAGAACAGGATCGTGACCAGGGAAGATCTTCTTGCAAGAGTCTATACGCTACCTGCGCAGTTCGGTCGGGTCTTCAGGGCTGGTGTTTCACCAAGCGGTGACAACAATCTTTCCAGTGATCTGTACATCATTTGCAAAGACTCGGCCGGAAAGCTTGCACCAGCTAGCGACACGTTAAAGCTCAACCTTCGGTCATATCTCAATGAGTTCAGGCTTGTTAGCGAGTCTATCGAGATCAAAGACGCGAAGGTGATCAACTTTGGCGTTGACTTCACGATTAGGGTCAGGCAGAATGCAAACAAGGTTGTGACAGTCACAAACGTTATCAACAACCTGAAAGCCTTGCTAAGAACTCAGAACTTCCAAGTTGGTGAACCTATCGTAGAATCAGACATCATCTTCTCAATCTTGAACACACCGGGAGTCCAGGCACTTCCGACATTGAGGTTTAGAAACTTCTTTGGAACAGTCAATGACGTTTCATACTCAGGTGAAGTCTTTGATCTGAATGCCAATCTCCTGAACGGAGTGATTGTTCCTCCAAGAAATTCGATATTCGAAGTCAAGTTCCCAAACACTGACATTATCGGGAGCGTCCTGTGATACTCAATCTTACAGCATCTTCTGATACGTACATCACGAACAAAATCATCAACAACCAATTCTCTGCCTCCGATGCAAACGTCGGAAGGGCTGGAACAATTGACTTGTTCAAGTTGTATGATGAGTCCACGCTGACGGGCTCTGCGAATGAGCCTTACTCGACTGATAAGGTCGAGCTTTCAAGAGCGCTCATCAAGTTCGACTACTCACCACTCAATGCGCTAACGCAGTCAAAGCTTGATTTCACAAATTCAAGCTTCAAGGCAGAGCTGCTTCTGTTTGACGTGATGGGTGGACAAGCTGTTCCTACCGACTTTACGCTGAGCGTTTACCCACTAGCTCAAGCATTCGATGAGGGAAATGGAAGAGACGTCGCGGCTTTTAGAGATATCGACGTTGCGAATTACTACTCAGCAAGTTTCTCCGGTGGCGTTGCAACTCTTTGGGTTTCTGGGGGTGCAGACGCGTTTGGTTCAGCTGATGGACCAGAGTCGGTTGACTACTTTGCCAGTGGTAACATTGCCGGCTCTGTGTCAACGAACAATTTTGAAATGAAGCAAGCATTCAAGGGCTCTGAGGACCTGAAGATCGATGTGACATCTTTGGTTTCTGCTTCACTGGCAGGACAGTTCACAAATCACGGGTTTAGGCTTTCGTTTACTGGAAGCCAAGAGGGTGATCAAAAGACTTATTTCGTCAAGCGCTTCGGTTCAAGCCAGGCTAGAAATCAGTTCTACAGGCCACTCCTTAGGGTAAGCTTCGATGACACAATCATTGATCATCACGAAAGCTTCTTCTTCGACTTGAGCGGATCGATTTTCCTAAGTTCTTTTGAAAGAGGAAGACCAGCAGCAATTAAGAGCGGCTCTGCGTTGACACCCATCACGGGCTCCGATAGCTTGCTTGTGAATATCGTGTCCGGATCATACTCAAAATTCCTGACTGCTAGTCAACATTCTGTAGCAGGAGATCTAGGGATCTTCGTGACAGGTGTGTATTCAGCTTCATTTGCGATCACGAGCTTTGATACTTCTGTCGTAAGTGGCACAACAACGATTTCCGATTACGTTAGGGATAGCGGCAGCATAACATTCGACACGTATTGGCAGTCGCTTGATACTAGCCTCGGATATCACACTGGCTCACTTCTTATCACTAAGCCGCAGCGCTTTGGCTTCAACCAGATCCCCAAAGACATCAGGACAAGGGTCGTAAATCTCATGCCTGAGTATGATCGTAACGAAGTTGTGAAGCTTAGGGTATTTGTTCAGGACTTTGGCGCTGAGCCAAAATCTTCAAAGTTTGCATTCAGAGAAATATCGACGGTTGTTGAAAAGGCGTACTACCGCGTCAAGGACGTCTTGACCGGTAAGGTGATTATCCCATTCATGGAATCGAACAACGGGACGAGGATGTCATCAGACAGCGATGGGCTGTACTTTGAATTTGACATGTCCGCACTGTTCCCGAATAGAGCATACACATTTGAGTTCAAGGTTATCGATTCTGGAGAAACAGAGATCCTTGATAGCCGTTCAGTCTTCAAGGTGGTTTGATGAGCCAAAGAGACTTTAGGGATCTAACGTCACTGTTCGAGCCTGCCGTTTCGAGAGGTTCGACGACAAAGCGAGTCGAGTCTGTTCAAAACGTCACGCTTGAATCAGTTGGCGAAGGCGTGTCATTTCCAACAGAGAGCTTCCGGCTAGACCCCCCTGGTTCTCCGCTAAAAAGCACACAGCAAATTCCCCTAGACTATTCAAGGTTTGAGAACCACACGTTCTTCAACAGCGCCGAGTCGAATGTCAATGTTGCCTTCTCTAGGATCATCAACAATTATCCGTTTGATGGAACAGCAAACGATGTACAGGCATTCCTGGATGGCCTGACAGGTTTCGAGAAGTACGTCTTTGATCAGTTTCCAAAGTACAAGAACTTTGCAAGGTTCATAACGAGCGACTCAACTTTCATCTCTGTCGATGATTTCGCAGGAACAAGCCTTCCGACACTTTCACGCGACAAGACAGGACAGAGCATACTAGACCCGGGAACAAGCAGCATCTCGTTTGAGATGAAGTACTTTGCGCCTGATGAAACGACAAATCCGTCAGTGATTCTGCAAAAGCTAAGTGGCTCTGATGGATTCTCTGTCGTCGCTTCAGGATCTGCCGGTTCGGCAGATGAGAGAATTCAAGTGTATTTCTCATCTGCATCAATCGGTCTCAGCGCATCGTTCGACGTTCCGAAGGGCCAGTTCAATCACATCGTCGCACAATTCAATAGGCTTGCTGGAAAGCAGCGGCTAGAGATATTTGTAGATTCGCTGTTGTCTGCAACGTCATCTGCAGTGTCTGAGTTTGGAAATATCGATTTCGCAGTCAGTCCTTTAACGATCGGAAGCGGTTCTGCACACGCTTCACCAGGATTTGTTACTTTCACGCCGGTAAACACGCTCACAGGTGCGATCGACGAGCTTAGAATTTTCCATGCAACGAGGTCGATCGACGACCAGAAGGCACTGTCAACACAAAACATTTATCCTAGTGACGCACTCAAGCTCTATTACAAGTTCAACGAGGTCACTGGAACTTACGG